TACATCCGTAGGCGTGATAAGGTTGGTCATAAAATAGGACTTCTTCATAAACGCAGCCTGCTTCGGCTCAATCGTCTTACCTGCAACGGTATAGATTGTGTCCTCAAACGGCTCTTCGTAGGTTCTGGTGATTGCACACCAGGCATTGAACGGGGTTGTCCACTTGTTCAGCCCCATAATTGCCGCAAAGCGTGTACCCGTAATCTTCTTCGGACGCTTCGGCGGGGTGATAGTGATGGTCTTATCATCATTCCACTTCATCTGTAAAATCCTCCTATTCTCATAGAATCATCCATCCAAATCGGTTCGTGTGGTTTAGCCCATTCCCAAGTTCTTGTTTCCGATTCTTTCGGAGGTTCTTTCTTCTTTTCATTTTCCAACTCAACGGCTTTGTTCAGATACCAGATTGCTTTCTGCAAATCTTCCATGCCGTTTTTCTTCTTGTGCCTGTAGACGTACTTGAGAGCGTTGCACACGCAAAAGTTCTGCGTGGCTTCTACTCCCTGGGTTTCCACCATAACGTCAATACACTCAAACTTCCCAGTTTCATAATGAGCTGGATGGTTTACATTGTCTGTCATTTCAACCTCCTAACCCATCGGGTTTTCATTTCGTGAGGGTAATCTTTCCCGGTATCCCGTGTTCCGTTCCATTTCAAACCGCCTGCTTGTCCTTCACAGACAAAATTACTGGCTTTAAGACTTGCTCCATTCTCAGACTCAAGGATATAGGTTATGACCTTTACATATCCCATTTCTTTTGCAATTCTGCAACAAGCACCGTAAAGCATCGAACAAGCGTTATATGTACCATCGGTACACAGTCTGTTAATTTCACAGGTTAAACCATCATCCAGTCTGCGGGATACAGGTCTACCACAGATTGCTACACCGACTAAAGTATTTTCGTTGTAAAGTCCGACACAAAACTTACAGCCTACGGTAGCTTTATGGTGACGATGATTTTTATTTACAAAATCACAGGCTTCCCGGAAAGTAATGGGTTTAATCTCCATAAGCTGCAATCATCTCACCAAGGTTCTGAATAAGCTGCTCACACGCTGCACGGGTGACATTGGTGAAGCCATTGGTTTTCATGGCAATCTGCTGAACAAACTCTTCCTGGTCGGAATCCTTGTCCATCAGAGTCTTGCAGGCTTCCTTGAGTGCCTTAATCTGCAACTCATCAGCCTGTCCATCAGTACCCGTCATTTCCTTCTTCGCTTCCTCACGCTCCTTCGGAGTGGCAGGTGCAGCGGACTTCTTTTTCTTCTCCTTCTTAGCCGTTTCCGGGTTCGGAGCAGGAATCTCTTCTTCCTCTGCCTGGTCATCAGAACCAAGGTTTGCGTCAATGTCATCGGGTTCAGTAATATCCAGAACCGCCATCCAGAGGTAACGGCGCAGGTAGGTAATGGAAGAGCCAAGAGCCTGCATAGGGTTGGTGACTTCCTTGCCTGCATTGCTTACAATCGGCTTCACCTCACGGTACGGAACACGGAACTGCATAGGTGCTTCCTCAATGTTGTCCACGTTGTAGACCTTCATCACAGCACCCTCATCCGTGAAATCAATCTCCGTGGTAAGACCCACACGGGCGAAGATACGGGTTGCAGGCGGCACAATGTCCTCCAACTCAAAATACTTGAACTCAAGGTGCATATTCTTACCCGACTTCTGCACCTTCTGATTCAGAAAGTACAGTCTTGCTTTCGCCAACTTCTGGCGCACGTTCATTGCTTCATAAATATTAGCCATTGCTAATGTCCTCCTTATCTTTACTGAACTTCGTACCAATCATCCGCAAGCATATCCGTCTGACTTGCAAGCCAACCAACGCAGAAACGGTCATCAGCGGTTTTCATAACGATGGACGGGGATACCAGGTCACCTTCAAGGTCTTTCACGCAAGAAAGGTCAGCGTCCGTGGTAATATCCATGCTGTGCGCCAGGAAGAGGAACATACCCTTTCCGTTCCAGTTCTTACGGGCTACCTTCTTGCCCTTCTTGAGAGCCGCAATCGCCCATTCGAAGTTACGCAGCTTCTTCATCTCACCCGCAGGTTCGTTGACGTTCTTCGGCTCATCCTCATGTACGATTTCCCAGTCATCACGGGTGACCCAAATCATGTCACGGGGGAAGAGTGCAATAGTCGGAAGTTCCTCACCTTCCTCAAAATGATTGATGAGTTCGCCATCCTGGTTCATGTACCAGTAGGCTTTCTCCCACTTAGGTAACTTAATCTTCTTGCCTGCCTTGAGTGCCTTTTCAGCTTCACTGAATTTCATAATCTTAGTCCTCCTTACCGAACAGAATCTCTTTTACTTTGCTTGCGAACAGCATACCCATCATCGGAATGAGCAGCTTGCCCATACCCTCAATGTCCGGGTCATTGACCTGTTCGTGAATTGCCTGTTTCACTGCTTCATCAAACTCAACCTTGCTAATTTTTTTTTCTTCCATTGTCTTATCCTCCTTAATCGAATAATGCTAAAGATTTCTTTTTCAAGGAATTGATTCTCCTTGTATTCTTCCGGGGTGGTTTCACACCCAGGAACTCACGGATATTCTTCTGTGCCAGTTTCAGATACCAGTTACGGTCTACCACATCAATAGCCAACTCATTGTTTTTGTCTACCATGCAGTGTACTGGCAGACTGGGAACCTTTGCGTCCTTGCCTGTTACAGCGTGGGTCTTGTAGATGGTTCCATATCGTCTGTCTGCCGTAGCGTACACTCTGTTCACTTTCTGTACGGGAACCTTATCTTCACCCACCATCTGATAGCACCCGGAATATTTACCTCCAACCTTTGCAATCACCTGGAAGTCCAGGATATTCTTACTTGCCATTATCGTTTCTTCTGGGTCTACACCCTTTACAAAGTAATCCCGGATTGCCCGTGCGACTATAACCGCATTGTTGTTGATATTCCATGCGCCACCACTCATGTTCTCCCAGGCAGGGAGTCCCATTTTGGTGAAGTCAATGTTTGCATTGGTCAGAATACCTCTTACCAGTGCGCCGCCCTTGACCTTCGGCTTGCCATCACCCACAGGAACCTCAACGTAGTTGTTCACATCTCGCTGCACGATTTTCTGAATGAAATCCTCTTCCAGTTCAAACCCGGTTCTGTCCTGCCATTCCTGGGTAATTTCCTGCCATTTTGCTTCATCGGAGTTGTCGAAACTTACCATAATACCATCCGTGTTAAGCTGAATGATTTTCAGAGTCGGACACTCACTGACCAAGTGCATTGACAGTTCCAGTAGGAGAAGCTGTCCTGTGATACAAACCGAACGTCCCATCAGAGGGTCATACAGGTCATTGAAAGCCACGCCATCTTTACCGTTAAGCATGGTTCCATAGGTGGTATTCAGTACCAGTTTCAGAGCGTTTGCCGTGACCTTATCCCCGGCTTTCTTCGCCTGTACTCTCTCTTCCAGGGTATCTACATATACCTGCGGGGATGGGATATTGCGGCTACAGAAGCCGTATTTCTGTCCCTTTGAGAGAGGAATGGTCATCAAGTGCGGATAATAACTTGCCACGTCCTTGTTTCGGATTGACCTGCCCTCAGTGGCTTCTTCCACATAAGTAGGAATTGCACCGTGGATACCTCCGTATGCAATCGTGCATTTGCACTCACCAATAGAGAAGTCCAGGGCGGCTCCCTTGTGCTTCACACCCTGTTCATCGTAGCCACCAAACAGAAGGTAGTTCGGAATGTTCTGGTCATGCAGCTTGTCAAAGAAGTCAAATACTTCCTGCGGAATATACTGCCGAAGCAGCTTATCTGGATACTGATAATCTCTTTCGTCTGTCCATGGCTTCTCTGGTTTTTGGGCTTGCAGGTACACGCTTGTCAATTTGGCATTGGTCATATACATAGCCTGCCTGTCTGTCAAACCACGCTTCCTGCCTACAGCCGCTTTGTTATCCAGATAACCTTGCCGCAACTTGAAAAGAATCTCTGTTGCGTCCACATCGTACTTACAGTAGTAAGTAGTCTGTGCCTTTTCTGATTCAGAGAGAACATGGTCAACATTGAAATCAACCTCTGTTTCCTCAATCGGGATACCCAGGTGGGCTTCAATCCCTTTAAGGGATACACCGTCCTGGCAATCATCCTTGAGGTCGAAGCTGTCAAAATAGACCCGGTACTCTCTCAGAGCGGGAATGTCCCATCCGTTTAATTCGTGAACGATGATGAGGTCATTTATCTCCTTCACCTGTTCCGGGGTGAACCCACACATAACTGCCTTGAGTATGTGGTTATCGTAGTGCTTGTTGTTGAAGCCACCCAGATACGGGTTACGCTCCATGAAAGCCAGAACTTCATCATTGTCATTCCAGATAACCGTGTACTCTCCCGTGGCTACTTCTTTGAACACAAACAGCCAGTCATGGGCAAATACCTCACAGTCGAATATGTAGGTTCCCTCAACCATCGTTACACCGCCCTTCTTCCAGAGCCTTTTGTACCTGCAAGATTTCTTGTCTTGCCTGTACGCAGCGGCGAATCATTGACGCTTTGGAGTGTTCGGGAGGAATTACGCCCCACTTGTCGGGTTCGGCTCCCATACTCTCTTCTACGCCTGCCAGAAGAAGTTGAGCCGTAGTGAAGTGGTTCTTCACATTCTTCGTCATCTTCATCTTCGTAGTCCTCCAAGTCATACCACCAGTTATTTGCCCAGGAGAACAGTGCCAGGTATGCAGTACAAAGGACATTGATGAAAAGCATTGTCATCCCGTAGACTTCATCATCCAGAGCGCAGGCAGTGAACAGCCACGTTATGCCCACGATATATCCGATTGTTTTCAGAACTTTATTCTTCATGTCAATCTCCTATAAATTCGCACCCGCACTTCCTGTAACTGGTGCAGCGTTGTTTGAAAGATTTCTGCAATGACCGTATGCAGTCTACATAGTCATAAGCTATCGGCTGCTCCTTACCATCAAAGGTTCGGGCGATACGTCCTACGCTCTGAACTATCACCGCATAGTCTTTCTGGGGGGTTGTTAAGTACAATCTGTCCAGTCTGGGAATGTCCAGACCTTCTTTTGCCAGGGAATATGTTGCAAACAGATAACGTTTCTTGCCAGTCCTCATATCCTCAATAGCCTGTTCCCGTTCAGCTTTCCGCTTCTTACTGGTCATCTTTCCATCTATCACCGCTGCTTGCGCCCTTAATTTCAAAGGTAACTGCTCATACAGGTATTTAAGATGGTCAACCCTTTCTGATAAAATCAGATTGAAATGCTCACGGTTCTCAATTAAGTCATCAAGAATAATCTTGTTTCGGCTCTCACATTCTGTGAGGTAGGTAATCATTTTGCAGTAGTTAATTGTGCCGTCACTGTTCAGATAAGCAGGACTCAGTTTCACGTCCGTACCTTTCGGCAGAACACTTACTGTCATAACCCTGGACTTCACTGCTTCATCTGGAACAGTCCATACTACTTGACCCAACATTGCGTAGGTTGCTTTTATCATGCCGTCCGAACGATGGACGGTTGCTGACAGCCCGAACTTATGTCTGGCACACAGCGTATTCAGTACCTTTGAGAACTGGGTTACCGCTGTAGGTGTACCGCTTACTCTGTGACACTCATCCACAATCACGCAGTCCCACTCATCTCTATATTGGTCTAAGTCCAATTTGCACATGGTCTGGATTGTGGCGAAGGTCATAGCCTTACCGATATTAACCTTCCCTTCGGTTATCGTTCCCAGTAGTTCTGAATCAACATACTGTTCTGCACGGCTCTTGCTCTGCGTCAGCAGGTCTTTGGTGTGTGTCAACCAGAGGGTTTTTACCCCCAACGCACACGCCAGGGCAATTCCCATCTGAGTCTTACCAGACCCGGCAGGGGATTGTAGAATGCCGTAGTGGTTTATCAGCATTGCCGCAACTGCTTCTTCCTGGTAGTCATACAGCGGAACCTTGCCGCCGTAGTCAACCTTCTTCGGCTCTTTGAACAGCTTCTTCACATCTCCTTCCAGAAGCGGCAGGATTGCTCTCAGACACCCAAATGGGAGAATCAAGCTATTTCCGTTCACCTCATAGAGATAAAGCGTTCGTGGGGTATTCCCAAGCCACAAGTGCATTCGTGCTTTTTGCTGATACTCTGGGTTTGTCATTTCCAGATTCTCTTTGCACCACTTAATCAGTTCGGGTGAGGGGTCAAGGATTTTCAATCGGCTCCCGATTTCTATAATCATCCATTTCCTCCAACCACTCTTGAAAGGTCTTGTACTCTGGAAACTCTGACTCTGTAATGCTGCCCTGTCCGTAAAGCTGCCGCAGACATAACTCATCGAAGTGAATCATATAAATCTGTCCGTCATTCAGCTTCATAGCGAAGTAGCAATGCTCATTGCCCTGGGCTTCCCACATGGTCATAGCCGCTTCCTGGTTCGGCTCAATCCGGGATAACGGAAAGCGGTTGTTGGAACATACCTTGCAGTCAATCAAGACTGCTATGTTATCCCGAACCGCAAGCACGTCTGCGGGTTGTCCTACCTGGTTTTGTGCCAGATTGTGCGCCCAGAAACCTTGCTCTGCCAGAAGTTCACACAGTTCCTCTTCAAAGTGGTTTCCCATTGTTTTGTTCACTTGCTTCATAGGCTTCTGCTCCCACTGCACCTCACAAGGAGGTGCAGATTAATCCCTGATACTTTGCAGTGATACATGACTGTCATAAAACATAGTTGCTACTGTATGTCGATAATCG